TGCCCTCGCGGGAGCATGAGCAGTAGCAGACTGTCTCCGGACAGCCATGCATCTTGCAGCCATCTGCACACGTTGACGTGCAATGGCGGGATTGCCCAGCCCATGCGTTCTGCCCATAGCAGGTAAAACGCCAGGAAGGTGACGCGCGGCTCAGTGCGCAGGCTCGCCACGTCCGTACTTCTCCAGCGTCCTCGCAAGTAGTTTGGCGGCGCGTGCCTCGGCCTTGGCGATCTCGCTATCTGCGTCGTCGCCATCACTTTCACCAAGCTGGCATGACTTCATCGCACTCAGCTGGATATTCTCGATACGCAGCAGCAGGGACAAGGTCATGGCCGCATTCTTCTTGCACCAGTAGCTGTCGCCGCGCTCCTGTTTTGTCATGTCCGCCAGCATGACGCCAGCACCAGGCCAGGTCTCCGGGTCTGCCTCGTCCAGCACCTTGTCGGCGAGCTTTTCGGACAGTGCTGACAGGCGTGCAAGTTGGTCTGGACGCATTAGTGTTCTCCAACTGCTGCTTCAAGGTTCGGAGCCCGATCCGGCAACTTATCGCCAGGCTCCCACCAGTACCGCTGCCCGTACTCCTTCTGGGCACGGCGCTGCATACGGCGGAGGTAGCCGGGTGAAAGGGATTCCTGCATGTTGTGCATGACCATGTGATCGACCGCTGCACGCGCATACCACAGGTTCACAATCGGTGCGTTGCTCTTGGCGAAACGCAGCGCGTCAGCGCCGAACTGCCGACGTGCAGTGTGGGCATCCCCTTCATCTGCAATCGCCCATCCCGCTCCGCGTCGAATGACATTGAGCCCATCAAAAACATTGCCGAAGACCGGACCAGCGAGGCTGGTCCAGTTGGCCTGCCCGCCACGGGTATTCCCCCCCATGCCGGTATAGAGAACGTCCCCGAACACCCCAAGGCCCCCGCCCTGCGAGAATGCAGCCATCCAGAATTTAGGGCTTGTCATGTCACGCGGGTCCTTGCCGCTCGCCACGTCCTTGAGCTGCAAGGAAATGGCACCAAACAGCGTGAGCGATGTCATCATCGCGACGCTGTAGGCAACCTTCCCCTGTGCCGTTGGAATGTTCTGAATCCTGCGCAGGTGCTTGTCGACGATGGCGAACGAGAAGGATTTGAACAGCATCAAGGACCGCAGGACTTCGCCGCCAACTGTCCCAGACCTAGTGCCCTGCTGCACCATCGCCCGCGTTTGCAGGTCCGGTGCCAAGACCGCGGTCAATGCTTCCTGATCGATGTAGCCGAGCAAGCGGGCGGTGGCGCGGTTGATTTCAGCATCGCTGAGCCCATGAATAGCACGCAGGCTATTCCTGCTGAGCATTCCGTCGCCAAGGTCTGGCGCGGACTGCCATATCTTCCAAATGTCCTCGGTGATGCCGGACGCCTCAAAGCGCCGCCGGTCGCCTTCGCCAAGTGCAGACCAATCAGTCTTGCGCATCCGGTCGAGCGTGCCAGACAAAGTCAACGCAAAGCCACGACGAAGCGAGTTAGTCCATGCCTCGACAAGCGTCAGCTTCATCGTTGTGTTTGCCAGCTTGGAAGTCCAGCCTTGTGCGAGGTGGTCCTGGTGCCAACGTGCCATCTCACCGGCAATCTCGTCCATGCCGAGCCCGAGCTCCTGCGCGACCCTACGCGCATCCTTGCCATACCCGGCAAACAGCGAGCTCATGGCGTCGCCAATCGGCACGCCTGACGATTTCGCAACAATCACCTGCAACGGGGCGTCGGTAATTGCAGAGAGCATGACGCCTTGCAGCTTCGCCGCAGTGGTGAAATTTCGCACGCCTTGGAAGAGCCGCGCGAGCCATGGATTCACGGGCTGTGCCGTTGTGCCGTTGAGCGTATCCCACACCATGTCAAGCGTGGCGAACGATTCGTGCACGCCTGCGGCGTTGTCGCCTTTCTCCGCGAGGTCTTTGAGCATGCGATAGGTGCTGTTCGGGTTGGCCCCGAACTCCTCCATCATGCCGATGTTCTTCGCCATCATGTTGACGTGGCTGAAGATACCGGCCAACGCAGAGCCTCGCCCAAACTCGGCGTTGTATGCGAGGTAGGCATCGGCGTCGCGAAAGTGGAGCACGCGATGCTTGTCGTCGAAGCGCGACGCACGTGATCCGCCGCCTCGCTGCCCAGGCATGATCTTGTTGCGCCCCTCGGTGGCGAGGGTTTCCCACGCACCATTCAGCAGGTCAATCAACTCGGCATCGCCCATCGGCTGGCCAGTGGCATCGACGTAACGCTCACGGTCAAGCAGAGGCAGTACGGCCTTTACCCAGTTGTCCTGCCCGGCGCGGGCAATGGCACCCGTGTCATGCGGCTGCGGCATGTAGCCGTAATCGAGCTTGCCGATATTTGCACCGGCAGCGTTCGCCCGGACACGCAATGCCTCGATCGCGTCGATATAGACCTTTGCCGCACGCGCCATTTCCGGGTTGCTGGTGTCGCCGTCAATGACCGCTTTCGCAAACGCGCGAATCTGCTCTGGGTCATCGAGCAACCCAAAAAACTTCGGCGCCACGGCATGAATGGCAGGAATGAGATCGGCCAGCGCATCGTTGCGAATCCCGGCAATGAACGTATCGATCTGCCGCATGCGCTCGAACAGTGCCGCATTGCGAGCATGCTTCCTGCCGCGAGCCATCCATTCAGAGAGACCAGGAACCCATGCCAGCGCGGCAGGCACAGTAGTGCCTTGTTCCCTGAGCTCTGCTGCACGCTGCTCCATGTGCTGCCTTTCGCGCAACTGAGCCAACAACGTGGACGCCTTGCGATCCGCCGCCTTGTTTGCTTCGGCCACCTTGGCATCCGAGGCCATCTGCGCAGCAGCTTGGAGCTTTTGCTGTCCCGTCATCTCGCGCCATTTCGGCTCCGCACGCGCCAACTCACGCATGTGCGACAGAATTCCAGCCTCGATTTCTGCCGCCTCTGCTTTCGTTGGCGTGCGGCCAATCGCTGCGGCGACTTCAAGCAAGCAATCAGGATGCATTTCCGCCTCTCCGAAGGAAACAGTTTGCAGCGGCAGTGAAGGCGCTCGCGTCAGCCTCGGCCCGTGCACGCTCGGCCTCGATCTCGGCCAGCACGGCAGCCACGGGTCGATAGCGGGGATTCCCGTCGGCATCGAAGCCGTCGAGCACCATCATGTCCGGCCCCTCCTGGGCGATCCGGGCAACGGCATCGAGGTTCGTTTCGGGTGCGCCTGACCGCTGGGCGGCGCTGTCGCCGCTTAGGCCTGCTTCGCCTTCATGCGCGCCAGTTCCTCGATCGCCGGCTTGAATCCGTTCCGGGCTGCTGCCTCGAGCTCCGACATGTCCCTGGCCTCGCGAGCCTTCCGCCATTGCTCCGGCGTGAGATTCGCCAGCGGGTCGCGCAGTTCGTATTCCGCGGTGGGTTGTGGCTTGGTCATTGATTGAACTCCTTCCACGGAAGTCATTGTACGCCCGTTCGTCGGTAATTTTCAGGCCACCAGCGCCGTCGGACTTCGCCAGCAGACGATGCGTTTCACCGCCGTTGTCGAACAGGAACGCCCGGTCGACTACCTTGGCGTAGTCCGAAAAACCACCCGCGAAACCCTTGTGTGCGCGCAGCAGGCTCGGCATGGGGACCCATCGGTTCTTGCCTTGGGCGCGCTTCACCGCACGACGGACCGCTTCGCTCGGGTCAAGCGTCACGCCATAGAGCCGGATCTCGTAGCCGGCGTCCTTGAGCTTATGCAGTTCGTCGATAGCCTTCGCCGAGTCGCCTAGGGTGCGGTCTAGCACGAAATCGCGCTTTTCCGCAATGGCGCGATCCTTGGCGCGCCCGGCGATTTTGCTCGATTCCTCATGCGTCACGGCCGCCGCCCGGCCATCACCGCGTCCGATCATGGCCGCATACTCGGGGATGCCCGAGATTCCGTGCTCACCGGTCTTGATCGCATCCGGGTCGATGTGAACCAACCCGCGCGGCACTTCGCCGGCTTCCTGCAGCGCAGCCAGGACGGTGCCCTTGCCGCTGGCCCCGCCACCGCCCATCACGTAGGCGATCGGTTTCCGACCTACCGGCGCTTCCGCCTTGCCGGTGAAATGTTCGTCGACCAGTTGCGCCCGCAGCGCCTCGCGTTCGGGCGTTTGAATATTCCAGGTCTCGCGCCCGGCCACGCCATCGGGGATGGACTGCCAGAACGGATCCTCGTCGGCGATCGTGCGCGGGGCCTCGGGCAGGCCGAAATTCGGCGCGTCGAGCTCGTCGGCCAACATCACCCCCGCCCTGCGCGCACGATCCAGCCAGTTTGCAATTACCTCGTCCTTCGTCATCCCGCGAAGATACGGGTTTGCATTGATCTGCTCTGCCGTCAGAATGCGGTCGATTGGCGTGTCGCCCGCTGCGCGGGCAAATTCAACCCCGCGCCCGCCAAAATGATGCATGGCGTACAGGTTGATCGGTGTGGCGTCTTGTCCGGCTCGTTCAAGCGATGCCGTGTTCTCAGCCCGGAGCGCCAGCTCCATCTCCGCCGACTTTGCCGGGTCGCGCCGCGCATCGAGCAATTCAGCGTCAGAGAGCCCCTCGGCCCATGCTGGCTTGGCGTGCGCGACGATCCCCCGCCATGTGTCGGCGGTGAACTGATCGCGGCCCAATGCGCTCGACCCACTCGCTGCCGCGTTCGGGTCGCCGCCAGATTCCAGTGCAACTCTGAAGCTGTCGTAATCCAGCTGCGCCTGTTGCCCAGCGGCGCGTTGCAGGCTCCTGCGCCCGCCCGGGGGAAGCTCTGCATGGACATGCGGCGCTTCCGTATGTCGCTCGTCGATGACCTCGAAACCGGCTGCGCGAAGGTCCGCCATCAGCGCCTCCACCTGTTCCGGTGTCTTGTCGCGCGTGCGGAAATCAGCGGCGGTGCCGTGCGGGTGCTGCGACCGCGCGCCAGCGCCTGCAGCGATGATGGGGCGTTCCATGCTGGTGATCGTGGCGTCGTGGCGTGCCGCCAGCGTGCGGAAGTCGTGCTGCACGTCCTGCGGCTCATTCCCACCACGCAGTTGCATATGCGCCTGCAGCTCTGGACGGAGCTCGAACTGAGACAGGTCTACGTGGCTGCCAACTTCGACCTGATCCCCATCCGACATCTGTCGCAGCGCGGATTCCAGTGCGTCCTGGTGGTGAACGCCAGCCTCCGGCGTGCGTGGCGCTCCGGGCAGGTTCTTGTTGGCAAAGTGATTGGCGTTGTTGCCGGCCAGGATGGCGTCGCGCTGGGACGGCACCAGCGGCGAATCATTGGCATCGATGTGTGCGGCCAAGCCGAAGGCCCCGCCCATGAGTGCATCCAGCATCAGCGCCTGCGGGTTCTTCCAGTCATAGCTGGCCGCCATCTCGCCGAGGCCGTCATCACGAAGAATGCCTGCAGAAGCCGCATTCTGTGCCGCACCCACCACAACGTTAGCGCCCGCCCCCGTCGCGACACGGGTCGCGAGTGTGGCCCCGAACGCTGGCGGCAAGCCCATGCCGATCGCATTCGCGCCAAGGCTTGCCGCCGTCATCTCAAGCGATGCGCGCGTGCTGCCACCTGCTCGCGTCGTGTCGATGCCTGGGGCAAGTGCTGCGTCGGCAAGGAACAGCTCTGGCGTCCCGGCAATCTGCGGGATCGAGCCGAGGACATTGAAGATCGTGCCCATGGTTCTAGCGGCGGAACCGCTACTGCGCGCGTCCGGCGTCCAGTAGTCGACCACGTTCTGCGCCCAGTTGTCGACCGCAGTCTTGAAGTACAGGTCGGAGTAGTTGGTACGCCCAGGACCAGGGTCCCATGGCTGGCGCTCACGTCCGAAGGAACCAATCCAGTCCCCGGCCTCGGCAGCTTTGTCCGCCAGCATCGCGACGGGCGCGCCAGCCATCGTCAGCGTTCTGACGGCGCTCGCGGAAGGGCGCAGCAGGCTCTTGAACTGGTCGCCGAAGCCCGCCCACACGGGTAGCGGAAGCTGCGCAGGGTCAAACGGATTATCGCGTGCCCGCGCAGCTAGAGCCTGCATCCCTTTCTGGTCAAGGTCGAAGATGTTCGGCATGGTCAGAACGCCCCGAATGCACCGGTGGTGATGCGCATCGGTTGACCGGGCTTCGGTGCAACGCGCGGGATGGGCTTGGTCAAGTCGAGAATGATCGGGTTACCGGCACTGTCCTCCACGAACATGCGCCCGGAGGTGACGTAATACCTGCCATCATTTTTCTGCTGTAACCCATAGGCGCCAATGTCCGTTGGAACGCCAGCCGGGAGTGTTGGCACCAGTGCCCGCCACGTCGCCTCGATCTTGTCCTCGAAATCATCTGCATTCGTCCCATAGGGCACGAACACGTCGCCGCGACCGTTGAAATTGACAGTCTCCCCGAGCACGGCCTTGACGATGCTCGTAATCCTGTCAATGTCGACAACACCAGACATATCACCATCCGCCGCCGCCGCGCCCGCATATCCGGCGCGAACAGCCTGCATCGCAGCAGCGTATGCGTCAGGCCTGCCACGGAAGGCGGTGCCAATCGCACTGGAAACAGCCGCGTCGAAGTCCGCTTGCGGCGGCATGGTCATTGGCCGCGGCTTTCCATCGCCCTGCGTGTGATTGAGGATTGCGGCACCCTCCGCCAACAACGTCGCTGCCCGAGGGTTGCGCGCGTACAACAGCCCAGAGAATGCCAGCACAGGCGCATCCTTCTGGACTTGCTGCATGATGGCAGCGTAGGCGTCCTCCGAAGGCGCAACCATACGCAATGCACCAAACGCCTTCACCTGTTCGGCAGGCGGCATGCCGCCAAGTGTGGACGTAATCAGCGACGCCTCTTGCGGCAGCAGCAACTGGTTCTGCACCTGGCTTCCGTACCGCCTCCTGAGATCGTCAACCATCGCGGATCGCTGCCGCAAGAGTGCCGTGATTGTCCCTGATTGCGCAGGGTCTGTCGCCATCGCAATGTTGATCGGCGGAATCTCGACGCCATACCGCGCATGCGCAAACTGCAGGGGCGTTTCCGTCAGCATTTTTACATTCGCGTCGACGGCGGTCTTGAGCCGATTGAAGTTGGCCTGTGCGTGTCCGTCCGCGCCTTCCGTGTAAAGCTGCGCCTGCCGCTGCTGCAGGCCAGCCATTTGCTGTTCAATGGGCAGCATCAAGAACGCCTGCGCCGCCTTTTCGTCCTCGATCCGCTGTCTGAACTGCTGCTGGCGCTCAGGCGATGCGCCGCGCATGGTGTCGGCCCAGCCGGACCACTGTTCGACGGTGGCCGGGTAGCCGCTTGCGATCTGCGTATCGATGGCATTCAGCGTTCGCTCTGCAGCCGCGTCCGCCCGATCTGCCGCATGCTCTGCGCGATCGCGCAAGGAATCAATGCGCGCCCCGATTCTGGCAGCCAGCGCAGCGCGCTTATCGCCATCAAGCCTTCTGGCGTAGTAGCCGTCGTCGGCAGTGACATCGTGCAGCAGCCCTTGCAATGAAGTGATGTCGTTGTTGCCGTCGTTGTAGCGCTGCGCCACTTGGTTGGTCCAATTGGCGTCGATCCTGTCCTGAATCATCTTGCTGGTGACGGACCGATCCAGCCCAAAGCCAGTGATAAAGAACTCCTCGCTGCGGCGGAGTTGCTCATTCACTGCCTCGACATTCGCGCCTGGCACTCCTGCGGTCTTCCCGGAAAGGTCGAGGGCTTCTGCAAACTGGCGCTGGCCATCATCACGACGCGCCTGCACTACGGCGCTGTCAACCTGCAGCCTGCCGGACTGTCGGCTATTGGCAATCGCGCCACCATAGGCCTCCTGCGCTTCAGCGGACAGGCCATCGATGACGGGCGGCTGCACCTTCGACATGGCGTCGTCATACAGCGCCCCGGCATTCGTGTAGTCGCCGCCACGCCGCAACTGGTCGCTCACATCGGCAACCGCTGCATGGACCTGCAACTGGTACGCGGAACTTGCATTGGCAGCCTTCGCCCGGGCAAGCGCATCCGCCTGCCGTTTCTCCTCGGCACGCTGACGGATCGCGATATTCGCAGCAGTCTGGCCAACGTCCGCAAGTCCCTGCCCGATGGCAGCAGCGCCGCGTCCGGCCTGATCGACCGCCGAGGTGTCGAGCCGACGCGGATCCGCACGCGGCACAACCCGCGCCTGCCCGAAATCGCCGAGTGGGATTTGCGCCATTACGAGGTCCCCGCAGTCTTCCAGTTGGAATACGATCCAGCAATGCTCGCCGCCGCCGACAACAGCGTTCCGACGTTCTGCTGCCGGCCGTTCTGCCGCGCGATGCTGGCACCTTGGCGGTCAAGGTAGGACTGCTGGTTCATGCGCGCGCCCCTGTCTTTCCCGTTCAGGATCGTGAGGTAGGCGTCTTCCTCGCTGTTCTTGACGATCTCCTCGTCGATCTTGAGCGCGGTAGGCGAGTTCACGTCGATCCCGGACGCGGCAGCAGCAGCGGTCGCCTGTGCTCGCTGCGCCTTGGCGGCCTTGCGGATGCGCATTGCCTCGACATCGGCCTCGCCTTGCGCCGCCTTCGCGTCAGCCGCAGCCTGGTCTGCTTGGAATTTGAGATTGACCTCTTGCTGTTTGGCTTGGGTGTCGGTGGCGTACATGGAGGCCGTGGCACCTGCCGCTGCTGCAATCGCCGAAATGATGAGGTATGTGGTTGTTGCGTACATCTTCAGAGTTCCTTGGCGAACATGGATTCGCGCGGCTTGTAACCGAGCCTGTCGTAAATGCTGGCGACATGTGGCGGCGAGTTCGACAGGTGGGCCATGAGCAAGCGCACAGCTCCCCTTGATCGCGACTCATCCTCCGCAGCATGGATGAGCGCCAACGCGGCCCCGCTTCCGCGATGCTCTTCATCTACCCACCACATGAGCTCTTGAGCAAGATGTGCGGAGAAGTTGAAAAACAACGGGATGATGGCGACACCGATCATCCCGAACGCAAGCCCATCAGCTTCTGCGATCAAGATGAACCCAACGCCCATGAGCCCTCGCACGGTCTTCTCTGCAGACGCACGACAATAGGGAACTGTCTCGCCGCTGAATGCGTGGAATTTTTCGCCCATCGAAACCATTGCGGCAATGTCTGCATCGGTGGCGACGCGAATCACGCTGCTTTCTCCATTTCGAACAGATTTCCGACATTCCGGAACCCACAGCTCTCAACAAGCCGCGAACTCGCATCCACGGCAACACCAGTCGTGATGCCAATCTGAATCATTGCTGCGCCGCGAGATTTCGCCCACTCGACGTAGGCGCCGATCAACCTTTTCCCGGCCATCGCGCCTCGGTGGCTCATCCCAACAAACAGGGCGTAATCGCTCGCCACAAGCACATCCGTGAAATAGTGCTCCCCGACATACCCAATGAAACCGCCGACGATCTCGCCGTCATGCTCTGCCACAAGCGCCAAACCGTCTTCACTTTCGATCAACTGAACGATGAGCGCGTGAACCTTTGCGTCATTCCACGCGTGCACCGAATAACGCGACTCTGCATGCATGACGCGGCCAAGCTCCAGCATGCGGGGGATGTCTCCGGTGGTAGCTTGTCGAATCATGGTCAACCCTCGTTGGCTGTCAGCTTCGTGATGACGGCAAGCAAATGGAATGGATACGGGAGATTCTGCTGGATGAGCGTTTGCCCAACGCCGTTACCCCACTGGAGGTTCCCGGCGATCTTGTCGCCAGTGAATACAGCCGGGGCCGTGTCGAGTACGCCATCCCCCAGTTTGCGGAACGCAATATCTTGAAGATTGACCGCGCAGCCGATGGTCTTGAGAAGCCTGACCTTGACCTCCCGAATCGACAGCTGATGTCCTTGCGATGATCCAGTCGGTGCCATGAACTCTGGCGTCAGGGTCTTGATCGCGGTGACATACCCCAAGCCGATCTCTACGTCGTATGCAGCACGTGGCAGCGTGATCTGGCCGCTGCCGTTCACGACGAACTCACCCAGATAGACACCGTCGCCCTTGGCTTGTACGGTTCGTCCAATCAGATGCGACAACCCTCCCCACGTCACTGCGCCCGCTCCGCTGTGGCCAGTGATCGCGCAATCCGTGAGCATGGTCGCGTCGAACATCTCCACGAACCGGACGATCGCACCACCAACCGCGCGAGCAACAATCACGAACACGTTGTTTCCGTTCGCCGTGGGGACGACTTCGACGGACTCAAATGCGCCTTGCGTTGACTGGCGTGACCAGGCGAACACGTCTTGATCGCGGTCACAGGTCAGCGTTGCCATGGCACCGTCATTGCGCACCACATAGAGCAACGCATCCGGTTCAGGCTGGTAGGCCATCGAGGCGATGCCAGACTCGGTGACGTGCTCCGCGAGAACGGACACGTCAGGCGATACATACTGGCCATCGTCATACTGGTTCGGCGACAGTGCGCGCACCTTGCGGCCCGCACGTTGTACGAAAAAGATTTCCTGACCTACCCGCGCAGGGGCTACCTGCGAAATGCCGTAGTTCGACTGGTCCTTGGCGCTGATGTTGGTGGGCGTGATGGCTTTTTGCTGCCCGCCCTGAATCGAGAACTCGCCGCCAGAGGTCAGGGCCACCATCCCCCTGGCATTGGCAATATGCATGATCGGATTGAGTTCACCGCTTGCGATGATGATGTTCAGTGCGTCGTCATCGAGCGTGCCAATCGTGAAGTCCAGATAATCGCCGATGACAGAACCCCACATCGATTGCGGGAAGCCGCGCGAGCCCGCCGTCCACAGCCGCTGCTCGAACAGCGTGCCACAGCGCGGCCAGCCGTAATTCCCGCCCCACGCAGCGCCCTCAAGCGTCCACGCGAAGGCTGGTGCCGAAACCGTCGCCGTGAGCTCTTTCTCGATCCGCGCACTCACCACCGTGTCGCTGGTTTTGACGGTGATTTTGCACAGGCCACCATTGATCTGGACGTACTTCCCAACGTCCTCGTCGCGCCAGCCAGACGCGCCTAGCGTAAGCGTAATGGTTGTGCCGACAGGGTCTTTGCCAGACGGCGTGCACGTCGCATTCGGAGTTCCTAGAATCGCCCAGTCTCCGCTATTGAAGGCAGTCACCGGAAACGGCTGCTTGATCTCGACCGTAACGGTCGTGCCATTGGTGTAGGCGGTGATGATGCCAAGCCCACCGCTGGCAATGATCGAGCGCCCAACATCTGCAGGATAGAAGTCTGCCATGGCGGGTCAGTGCAACCGATGCCGAATCGTGATGTTCACGTCCACTGTCCCGGTTGCCCCATTCGAGTCAGTGACAGTGCATCGCAGGGTGGCGAAGTTGTCTGCGCCAATTCCGTCTGATGTGATTTGCACACGCGCCGTGTTTGCTCGGCTGATATAGATTTCATCCCCAGAAAGCTGCGTCCACGCATACGTGTATGGCGAGCTGCCGCCACTTGCCGAAGCGGTTGGGCCTTCGACCGCCTGCGTCCCAGCTGGAACAGACAAGAAAAAGCTCGTTGTATCCGCGGTCACGGTCAGCGTTGTTCCAGGCAGCGAGCCAAGCGGCTTGACGGAATTCGATGCCGCAGATTGCGGGCCAGTGCCAACAGCATTGGTAGCAGCCACCTTGAAGGTGTAATTGGTGCCGTTTGTCAGGCCTGTCACCGTGATCGGGCTTGCCGTCCCCGTTGCCGTGATGCCACCAGGCGTCGAGGTCGCGGTGTAACTGGTGATTGCACTGCCTCCCGAACCAGACGGCGGGGTGAATGTAACCGAGGCCGCCGCGTTGTACGGGGTAGCGGTGCCGATGGTTGGTGCGTTAGGAGCTGCCGTCGGAGCCGTGGTAAACGTACGCCCTGTGCCGACCGATGCGCTCGACAACGTAAGCGCAGCGTTCGGCTGATGCCCAAGCTCGGCGAACGGCACCACAGTCCACGGCACAGGGATCAACACCCATTGTGTCTGTGACAGCCGGCGAAGTTGGTATGGCTGAACATCCGGGTGAAAAATGAACATCACATCCGCAGATTGCTTCGTTGTGATCTGCGGGAGCTGATCGGATGAGTAAGGGCTGGTGATCTCAAGCACCGCCAGAGCGTCGTTAAGCATCACGGCGCCTGTGGTCCCGTCGAATACGCGCACGTAACCGTTGCCGAACTCCAGCATGTACGAATGGTCGACATCGAAGACGTAGCGAATGAGCCTCGACTTGCTCGCTCCGCTAAACTTCGTGGCCGCGAGATATCGTGTCCCATAGCGCCGCATGACGCCGCCATGCACGACCACGAAGCCGTTTTGTATCGTTTCCGCACCGTTCTGATAGCGCGCGACATCCCCACGCCCGTTCATCCTCGGCGTAAGCTCCCCCGCGGTGAAGTTGTTTTGGCTATGGACGACGCGCGCCATCAGGTCACCACCCGCATGCCGAAGCGGCTCTGCATCAGCGGGAAATCTCCGAGCGTTTCTGGCGGATCATCCTGTGCGTCGGTTGCTCGCGCGAGCATCAGTGCGGCCCGCATCTCGCCTGACAACGCCTCTGCAAGGCTTGTCGAATTCGTGACCGGATAGGCCAGTGCTGCCGCCATCGCCAACTCAAGTGCGCCGACCAGGCTTGCGTCGTATGTCGCTGGATCGTCATTGTCGAACACGTAGACGAGGTAGAACACGTCGTCATCGCACAGGAAGTAATTACCCTCCGAACGGTAACCAATGCGGTCGTCGTCATGTTCGCCGACGGCAATCGTGCGAAGCCAGTCCGACGGCTTCTGAAACCTGTTCGCGTAACCGAAATCCGGCGCGGTTGAGTCCGGCGAAAGCTGAACGCGCTTGATTGCCACATTCCACGGGTGCGCCCGCAAGACCTGCCGACGAATTGTCGGCCACAGGCTCGAGACAAGCCTGGCGCGCTCGATGTTTGAGCCGGTGGTGTCTGCTTCGTCGAAGCTACTGATCGGGTCGGCTCCAAGCCGCAGCAGAGCATTCGAGCAAATGGATACTTCGGTCGTCATCTGGACTCACCCAAAACAAAGCCGGTGCCTTCATGGCACCGGCGTTGATTACACGCACAGGTCACCGGCCACCTGTCACGCCACGTCAGTCGACCACGTAGGCAACCCGCAGGGTGATGACCTGCGCAGCGCCGGTAGCCGCACCCGCGACCGTGCCGAGCAGCTTGCAGTTGTCCGTTGCCGTGCCTGACGCGTCCGAGGTCTCGAAGCTCGCAGCGCCGTTACTGGGATTGGCCAGCGCCGTGTTGCCAGCGGACGTGATCGCCGTCGCCGCCAGGTGGCGGTTGGCGGAGGCAGTGTCGCCAATGGCCAGCGTGCTCGACGCGGTGCCTGCGCTGTAGTTCAGCGAGGACAACGGCCCGATGATACGAGCGCCAACCGGCAACGTGCCGAATTCGATGGTGTCAGCGATCGACGCCACACCATGCACAGCGGCGTTGTAGGTCGACTCGAACCACCGGATGCGGCCACCCTGTTTGTTGGACTTGACCCGGGCCTGCGGGACCGCAGCAACAGCCGCAGCGTTATCAGCCTTGATGTTTGCCATGATCGATTACTCCGTGCACGCGATTTCGACGACACCCTCGTCCTCGACGCGCACGGCGCCGATGGATTCGCGGGCGTAGACCTGGACGCTGTAGTTCTTGTTCGGCAGCGGATCGATGGACGAAACGATGTCCATGCCCGAGCCGAACGCGACACAGCCGCGAGACCACGCAATGCAGTAGCGGTCAGTACCGGACTTCGGCAGTCGCTCGGACCGAACGAACTTGAAGCCGAGGAACGTATCGACCTGCCCTTGCGCGAGCGCCTTGACGTTGTTGTAGTCCACCGACTTGATTTCGGTGGTGCCCAGCAGGTTGGTCAGCTGCTTGCTGGAGCACACCAGCACGCGCTGCGGCATGCCCTGGCCGTCGGCATCCAGTTCGACATCCACCTCGGCGGCGTCGAGCAGTTCCTTGGTGGCGAGCAGCTTCGCGAGGGTCAGGCCAGTGGCCGACGCCGCGATCTTCTGGCCAGCAGGCAGTGCGATCGAAGCGCTGCTCGAGCGAGCAGAGCCGCGCGCCGCTGCGATGATCGCGTCATCCTTCGCACGATTCAGGGCTGCCACGGCAAGGCCGACGTATGGCGAAGTCGGGTCGGCCAGCATCTTGATCTTGTCCATCTCGTCGACCAACTCCGCCCAGCCCTTGTCGGCGAGGTCGAGCCAGCGGCGGCTGTGCGGGACTTGCACGTACTGCGTGTCGGCATGTCGGCTGGTCAGGTCGTAGGCGTCGGCCTTGCCGAGGCGCTCGACCGATTTGCTGGTGCCATTGATGTTGCCCTCGATCTGGCAGAACGGGAGCAAGCGCGCCTGCTTCTGCTGGCCGAGGATCCGGAAGTTGGTGCCGAACTGCTGCACCATGTTTTCGGTAACGGTGAAGCTCATGGTGGAATCTCCGAAGGAAGGTGATTTGTTCGCCTCCTCGGTTATCCGCAACAGCGGGCCGACAGTACGGGAAACGCCCGGCTACCGGCGCATCCGCGAGCTTGGTACGGGTTGTCGGCGCGCTACTTCCGGCCCGGTTGCAGTCGATCTTGCTTGCCAACAACCAACGGAATCCCGCCATCCGCAAAAAGAGCGGCGCCACGAAGGCGCCGCAAGCCACTCACCACATGAACCCATCAGCGCCGCTTCGTGCCGAATTTCCGCGTGTAGTAAGCGTCCACTTGCCCCTTGACCCTGGCGTGTTCCGGGTCGTTCTTGTCCCAGTACGCCTTTGACTTCTGCAGCGACTCAACATCAGCTTCGGACGCAATCGCGGGCTGCGACGGCAGCTTGTCCTCCTGCATCTCGCCTGCGACTGCTGCAGCGAACGCGATGAAGTCAGGATCGCGCCCGTACTTTTCCATCAGCCTGGCGCGTGACCCAGGCACGCCTTCTGCTTCGGCACCAAACCCATTGATCGCACGAACCACGCCAGCGAGGTTTGCCTGCATGGTCTGCTGGTCCGTCCAGATGGTTCCAAGCTCGGCCCTCGCTTCTTCAAGCGATAGGTTGATATCAGCCTGCAAGAGCTGCGGCGCGATGTTGAGGTATCGCTCGACCACGAACTGCATTTGTGCATTGGTCAGGCCTTGCGCGTGGGCGTCCTTCGCGAAAGCCTTGTACATCGGGTCAGCCGTGAAGCCGTCGACGATCTCACGATCCATCGGCTTGCCGTCGGGACCGTTGACGGCTTCGATCTTGTAGTCATCGGGCGATGCAGGAACCTGAGGCATCGGACCCTTGTGCGCTTCGAGCGCCTTGTAGGACTCCGCCAGCTTGCGCGCACTCGCGGCTTCGTCGAGCTTCCCGTCCTCACCCGCCACACGGAACTTCTCCGGCAGCCAGTCATCGCCTGCCGCGCTATTGGGCGCGCCTCCAGGCTGCCCGCCATCCAGCAGCGAGCCAGTCTCAGCAGCTGCAGGCGGCGCTTGCGCGTCAGTGCCAGCACCAGCACCAGCGGGTACTCCGGCGGTTTCAGTCGTCATCGTTTGCTTCTCCATGATTCGCGGCGGCGATGCGCCTAAGGATGAAATCCGGGACTTTCGCAGAGCCTGACTGGGTGTATGTCTTCAACACGGCGTCGATGCCGCCTTCGGTACTCGGCGCGCGGTGACCAAAGATTCTGACCAGCTCATCCAGCACAACCTCACCATCCGGCGAGGTAAAGACGCGTGCGTAGTAGGACGCGTCAAGCATGTCGGGCCGTCGTTGACCCACTCAGCGACCCCCGGCGGCTCGCACGGCAGCCTGCTGCATCCCTGCCTGCTGCGCCTGCATTGCGCCTGCCTGCGCGGCCTGCTGCTGTTGCTTCGCTTCGCGCTGCGCCCGAACCTTCTCAACGTCTTCCGGCTTCCGTCGGATAGCCTGCGGCGCGCCCCGCCCTTCGACGATGAGCTCAAGCGCCTTCTGAGAGTCGAGGTTGTCCAGTGTGCCCGGCGCGACTTGTTCGAGCTGCGCAGCGGATGCAAATACCGACTCGATGGCCATCACATCGTCCAGCTTCTGCGCGCGGGCCAGCGGCGACACGTAGCGCACCGAAAAATTGCGGCCGCGCAAGGATTCAGGCGCTGGCTTGAAAATCCCCGCGCGGTAGGCCAGCCCAAAGCAACGGTCCACCAGTGGCTTGAGGTATTCGGCCTGCAAGCGGCCATAGATCGGACCAAGCAACTTGCGGATCATCTCGACGCGGACGTGCACCTCCGTCGCCGTCATCTGCGGGCCATCCTGCGGCTGCAGCTGGTCGGCCATGAGAATCTTGCGGATGTCGGCCTGCAGCTTGGCCACCATCATTTCCGACAGCTCGAAATTCGCGCCCGTCTGCAGCGGCGTCAGGCTGTCCTTGTCGGCGGCAATGACAATCTTGCGCGGGCCGAGTTTGACCGTGCGGGGATTGAGTACACCATCGTCAACGCCGAGCCACATACCTGAGACGGCGATGTCTGCGCCCGCAAGCTCGAGCGCTTTGAGCTCATTGAGCTGGCGCGCCGTCGGCAGCGCCGTGTACATCGGCCCGACTGCGTACAGCGACCCAGGCACCCGCAGCCAGCGCGGCACGATGACGGGCATCTCGTGATAGCCGGACTCGCGGCAGACCATCCGAGATGCCATCTCGATATGGCATGACGCGACCGGCAGATTCTTCGACAGCTTCGCTCCAACCGCGTGTGGCGTGCGCGGATAGATCGCGTGCAGGAACTTGAATTCTTCGCCTGCCTTTCCAGCCCTGTAGGCCTTGCTGATCGTCTCCGGCACTTTCGCGCCGAATTCGCCAACCGCCTGCTCAGCGGTCAACGTGTACTCACGGTGAACGATGTCGATGCGGCCGTCTGAGCGCGTACTGCCGACGAAGATCGACGACAGCGGCCATTGCTGGAACACCAGCCCACCGCGATCACGATCCTCGTCGACGAACAGCGCGAACATCCCCGCGATCACGATATCCAGGCACCCCTCGAACGCCTCAGCGTCGAAGTTGCCCATATGGATGTTTTCCCAGAGCAGCTCGGCGGAATCATCAAGCCACCGGCGTTCGTCGTCGGTCTCGTTGCCAACGTCCAGCGCGAACCATCGCGCATTGGCCGGGGTAAGCCCGGCCATGATGTTCGACGCCAGCACGTTGGCTGAATCGCCCGCCGTATTGTCGAGTAGTTGCGCCTGCTTGGCCTGCCCGCTGTTGGCCGTCGAAACCGCGCCAGAAAGCCCGCTCCCACGAAGCGGGAATGCGTAGTCGAAGCAATCGCGCCAGACGGACTCGACCATCGTCTGGCGCTGGGACTTCATCCGCTCATGGCGGCGGGAGATGGAGATCGCGTCACTCACGGCGCGGTCAGCCTCCTGGCGTCGCCTGCTGCAGCAGCGAGGTTGTCGGCGCGGATGCAGCGGTGCTGCCGTTACCACCGCCGAGCATGCCCGACCGCAAAGCCGCCTGCGAAAGATTCGCGGACCAGCTGCGACGCTTGCGCCGTGCAGCGAGCTCGGCGTTGGCTGTTACCTGCGCCTTGCGCTCGGCGTCCTCCTGCTCCTTGACCGGATCGCGCTGCACGACAGGCGGCGGCGGTTTTGGTGATTTCCCGCACATGCTCAGCCCTCCGGACTTGCAGACGGACGCGGCAGCAGCCAGCCGTCGAGCGTGAGCACAGGGCGGCTGATCTTGTCCTGGTTGATTTCGTGCGCCCGCATCTTGGCGTAGCTGTCCGCATCGCCAAGACTTGACCGCTCGATGCCGACTTGATCCGCCGCAAAAGGTTCTTGCTTGCCGGCCTCGCGCTGCTGCTGCTCACGGGCAATCGCGTCGAGCGCGGAAGTTCGGCCCTTGCCAGCGCGTTCCATCGCGGCGATCTGGTCAAGCTCGCCATCGCTCAGCGCATCAAGCGCCTCGACGATGTCGCCGACAGGGCCTTCCGCGAGCTGCGCCAGCTTGTCCTGGTCAGTGCCAGCGATCACGCCGGGTTCCTGCGGGGTAAGTTCTTGGTTTGACATTGGTCCTCGAGGCGCATTGGGGATATTGCACATGCGCAGCTTCCGCGCTGGCAGGCGCGGAATCCCGCCAGTCTCGAATCAGTCAAACACCATCGGGCGCTTGGAGACTTGCAGTTCGGTCACCTCCGTCCATAGCTCCAGCAACGCATGCCCGTAGTTGTGGGCAGGCTCACTCCCAGACTTCCAGCCCCGCAGCGTCGCCACGGGAATGCCAAGCACATTCGCAACCCGAATGTGCGAGTAACCAGCGCGCTGCAAGTCGACGAGGACGCGGAACCAGTCGGTACGCAGGCGCGGTCGATAAGCGCGCGATGTCACTGGATGACCTCCACACTGATCCGGACACCAGGCGCCTGCAGAGCGCCATCGCCCTCTCCCGGATACCGCTTGGCCCCATACCACTCGACGATGCGTGCGTCGTCCCGCCACAGCCCGGCATCGCTGATCGCATCTTCGGTAGACCGCTGCAGCTTCGACCCGTCTGGCTTGCGCATCGGCCACGTCATGCGTGTCTTCGGCGCACTGACAGGCTTCGGAACGGTGAAGATCATCCGCACGCGCACCGGCGCGTCGATGGTCTCGACGCCAGCCGCTCTCATCGCTTCGCGCGCCGCCAGCTTCACGGCCTCGCGCCACGGCTTCACCTTCGCGGACGACTCGACCATGATCCCTCGCCCAGCGCGCGAGAGGCCGACGAAGCGCTTGGACCCCTGAGGCCCAGGCATCCCGAACACGTCGAACGCGATCACCACCATGCAGCAATCGCCACGCCAATGATTGCGCCAAGCGCGCAGACAACCGCGCACCCCATCGCAGGATCCGCGACATCGGCACGCCCAGTGTCGATGCTGCCGAGCCCGTAGCATGCTGGGCATGGGGTTGGTTCACTCAGCGCGTGCGTGTGCAGCACGTCCAGCGAGCCGCTCCCATCGCAAACCGGGCAAATGCGCGCGCGCGCGATGTCGGCATCTTCGGCGCTCACTCACCACCCCCGCGCAGCAATTTCGAGATTTCCGCGCAGTGCTTGGCGACGGTTTCACGTGAAGCCGGAATGAACTCCTTGGCGACGTGCTCGATCTCGCCAGCGGGCTCCTCCGGCAATTCTCCTCCCGCCATGACGTGCTGGCACGCAGCCTCGTAGGCATCGCGCAGAAGCCGGTCTGCTTTCGCGGCGTCGGATTGTCGGTACAGCCAGCCATCGAGGTACTGGTGGACGAGGCGCGTGAATGGCGTGACGCGCCACTCGTCCCACTCGCGCTTGACCAGTGCCATGGACGGGATGCCGAAGCACATGGCGCGGAAACGCGGTGCACTTGGCGGCCAATCGCCGCCTGCGACGATGCATGCCTCGATGCCTGCAGCGAACTGCTGGCCGGTCAAGCCGGACAACGCGCGCTGCCAGGTGTCGCCGTCGATGGTGAGCTTGGCCTCGTCCGGCGCTGGTCGCGTGGCGCTGATCCCGTGAGCGCTGGTCCAGGTGTGCCCGTAGAGCGCGGTCATGCGCTCCCACAGGCGCCGCAGGAAGGCGTCCGGAGGCGGCGCTCCTGTCGCGTCGCTACAGGCGCTCGGCGGCTTGGGCGGCTTGGGCGGCGGG